ATTATTTCCTGATTTTTAAAACTTTTCCAAACCTTTATATATTTTTATGAAGGTTTTCTTTATTTTCTGAGCAAATTTGAGCAAATTTTATATGAGGTTTTGGCATAAAATGGGCTTGACAAATACAAAGGTTTGGTATATAATGCCCAAACCATGCATACAAAGGTTTGACAATATGATTCATATGTGGTATAAGGGGGCTATAAGGTTTGGAGATGTGAGGTTTGGCCGCTATAAAAGATTACGACGCCCTCTTTAAAGATGCTCCCTACTCCACTATCCTCCACTTCACTCCACTTCTAGACTGTCTAATAATATAATCAGTAACATTTATCTGTGGATAAAGGTGTGGATAACTAACATTTTTATGGGTATTTATCTGTGGATAAGTCCTATTGACAAACCACATCTGCGGGTATATACTTAGAATATAACTACAACAGAAAGATTACAATGATACTAAAAGACGGAGAAAGCCTTGTACACCTTAAGATAAGAATCAAAAAAGAAATGTCTGAGTTATCTCCAGAAGATGCAAAACTATATGTTGATGAAGCAGTCAGAGATATCTTTGGTGCTGCAAGGGAAGAAAAGATTCCTGTGAATGAGGCAAGGGCTTTAATAGAAAGTATTGATCCAGAGTTTTATACAAAGCCAAACCAACTTAGAAAATCAGCAATGAATCAGGTATATCTAAATGGTGTTGCTCTCTTCTTGTGTGGTTCGTTTGGGCTTCTAATCCTTGCTCTATTTGTTGCTACAATCCTATCATTTTAACTTATAGGAAACTATGAATCAAAAAATCAAGACAGAGCCAATACTAACAACTGCATTCTTTATTGTATTTTCAGCACTTCTTGGACTATCTTTTTGGTGGTCAGTATGTTTGAGTATAGTTGGATACTTTATTGGTTTGGATGATTATGAAAGAAAAGAGGCTATCAAGAATGGGGATGATCTCTCCAGATGGCCAAAAGAGAAAGCCAAAAAAGATTTTCAGGAGTGGCTAAATAAACACTAACCTGTGGATAACTGTTAACCTTGATGTGATAGAATAGACTAATGGAAATAATTATAATACTAATCACCTGGTATGCCACTAAGATATACTATACAAAAAACTTTAAACTCTCAATGCCTACTGTAGACCCAAACATGGTACATATTAACTGTGCTAAGTGTGCTCAAACCATCTACACCCATATAGACAATCTTCGTGCTCCGTACTACTGTCTGGCATGTAAGTAATGTTAGATATCCTATGCTTTGACTGTGGGGGTATGTTTCAAGTACCTTATGGGGTGTCAAACCCTACTAAGCAATGTCCAAAATGCCAGGGGATCAAGTCTGCTTTATAGCCTTATTGACCATACGGATCAACGCCCTACGGGTTATCTTTGAGGCATCAAAGGTCTCTGTGTATCCGCTTTGAGGCATATCCGCCTTATCCAAAAAGTGTCCATATCTTTCCCTTAGTGTTCTTAGTACTAGGGTTTCTACGGCTCTGCCTTATCCCGTTCGAAAAAATGCCAATACTTAATAAGTATCCAACCCTTGGTCCTATGGCTTGCAAACCTTCTGCCTGATATATCTGATATACCCACCTTGACAGCCTTATGTAGTGGGTTGTATAGTATGTATAAGACTGCTTCATCCATAGACTCATTATACTTGACATACCGTGGCAAATCATGATACTATTGGTACTATGAGAAAAACTAACAATAAAGTATCCCAGCACAAGGCAAAGCGAGCACAAAAGAATAAGAAGAGAATCTCTGCCAATCCGTATCACAAGACATCAAGGTTTGAGAGAGAACAGAAGTCAATTAGAGAAGGCCTTATAGCCTCTTATCTTCCAATGTAAGTTGGGCTAATGAGATCTTGTACATCAACTACTAAGAAGGGTACTCCCTGCTCTATTTATGTAGAGGAGTGGAGAACAAGTGGTAAGTGCCATGTCCATGACCCCAATGGAAAGTTTAGACAACAGGTCAAAAAAGGTGAGCACAGGCTACCTCAAAACAAAGCCAAGGGCTGTGATCATACTTGGTATATGAGAGAGCCAGGCATCCAGTGTACTAAGTGTCTTGTGGTGTGGGAAAGTGATGATGTATCCTAACTGTGGCACCTATGCTGGATATAAAAAGCACCACAACCATAAGACTAAACCTTGCCTTGAGTGTTTGACTGCAAACAATTTATATAATAAGGCCAGATATCAAAAAAATAATCGTGCTCATGTAACTGCTAAATATCGCCTAAGAAACCTTGAGAAAGTAAGGGAGCGAGAGCGATCTAAAAATAGGCGACGCAGAGCAAAGATTACGAACGACTATAATGAACTCCAGGTTATATCTGTCTATGGTATTGATTGCTACCTATGTGGATTAGAAATTGACTTTATGGCTCCCCGAAAATGTGGGGTAGATGGCTGGGAGCATGGTTTGCATATCGATCATGTTGTTCCTATTGCAAAGGGTGGCTCAGATACATTAGAAAATGTTAGACCAGCACATGGGTTATGTAATTTAAGGAAATGGGCAAATCAGGGATAGTAACCAATGGTGCCCGTTTAGGGCATAGGGAGGTTTATAACTCCTATTTTGCGCCGAACTTTAAAGATGATATAATGGATATATGAATAAATCTAAGTGCTTCTTTTGTGAAAAAGATGCAACACATTACGATATCGTTGTAGATCACGAAGACTATGTTGTTGCGGATGTGTGCTTAGTTCATCTATCTATGGGTCTTGTATCCTAGTGAATAGCAGAATACTCAAAGATGGTTCAGAGGTTGACTCTTTTGATAAGCCAGTTGATTTAATTATTCACACTAAGGCTCCTGGAAAATGGAAACTTATTGACTTAGAGACTGGGGAGGAGTACCTTGGATCTGAGATAAGCACAGATTTTGCAGAAGTTCTTAGAGAAAAAGTTAACATTAATAAAATAGGCACTTGGGTAAAAACCAAGTGGAAACAAAAACCATCAGTTGACTAAACCCTGACTTTAAGGTATACTGGATATATGATTCAATGGATTGCTGACTATGCACACTGGGTACTTGCCTGTATTGGTGTATCTGGTATTTACTTTGTTGGAAGAAAAACCCTATGGGGATGGTTTGTCCTATTGTTCAATGAGTGCCTATGGATAGCCTACGCTTTAGTGACAGACCAATACGGATTTATTTTTGCAGCAGTAGCCTATGGTGCTGTTTATATTAGATCATACCTTCACTGGAGACGAGATGCTTAAACATTACGATATACCTGATCCTTTTCAAACCTTCGTAGCCAAGAAGTATGCTAACGCTAAGGGTTATGTTCATGACTTCTTTACTGGTGAATGGTCTTATAGGTGTACTACTTGTAAGGATGATCTTTATGCTCCATCCCGCAAAATTATGACAAAGATTCGCCTATATCATACAAGAAATGAGTGCCTAAATGGATATTAATGAATTTATGACAGACCCTTGGAAAAAGTTTAATGAGATGAGAAATACCCCCCACGAATGTGATTACGATTACAGGATAGACTCATCTGGTGCTATGTTCTTTGAAATATGCAAACTATGTCTTGACACTAAGGGTGTCGTTGAAATGGATAAATAAATGGATACTGAGCAAACCTTTGACCAAGAGTTTAGTGTTGAAGAGATTACGAAAGCCATAGTCGATAGGGCTAAGTCTGAGGTTAAGTCTAAGTTTGGTAATAAGAAACGGCATAGACAATGAATAACGAATGCTTAAAGTGCGAGATGTCTAAGAAAGATCCCTTGTTTTGGGACACTCATCAGACTATGAGTGATGGGCATGTATGGTGTACTAATGCCAAGAGAACCTAAGATTACGAAGATGGACTGGAGAGCCTTGGGATATTGGCCAGTATATAAAAACGGGAAGAAAGTGTGGGTGCCACAAGATGGAAAAGATTCAAAAGACTAATATACTTCCATTACGATGGATAGGTAATTTTCTTGGTGGCTATGCTGGTAATCATTTAGTCAAGGCTATATATTTAGATGAAGATGATAACTTGGGTTTACGATTTAAATACCACGCAAAGATGTGGAAATATCTTAATAAGCCATATGAGTGGTGGGGAACTTATTACATTGTTAAGGTAAATAAATAAATGAATGTTTATTGGTTTGGAAGAACTCACAACAATAATCTTTCTGAAATGTCTTTAGATTTAGAAAGCAATGGCTTCAGCGGAATCCTTTTGCCATATGGGTCAGATGTTGGAGATTATTTTGTACAGATAGCCAGATCACTTAAAAGTGATCAGAATTTTACTTACATTGTTGCAGTCAGACCTTACACAATTTCTCCACAAAATCTTGGAATGATAATTAAATCATTAAACTCTATAGATGTTGGCAGGGTTTGGATTAATTTTGTGTCTGGGCAAATTTTAGATGAAGAAAAAAGTATGGGCGGGATAATCGGTGAGATAAATGATACATCCAGCCTTTATGAAAGAAGAGAATATTTAAAAAACTATATACCAATCTTCTTTGATTTTTGTAAAAAGTTAAAAATAGAAACAAAGATATGCATATCTGGTAAAGGTGATGATATGAACTCCCTTGTTGAGAACTATGGAGACTACAGTTTTGCAGCATACCAGTCACATGCTGAAGTGGCTAAGTACAAAAAAATATCAAAACCAAGAGTTTTATCTATGTTTCCACTTATAGAAGATGATGAAGAAAAATTTAATAAATTAAAAAACAGCAAAGAACTTGGATCTGATATAAGATTAACAACAACTTTGGAGTTAAAAGAAATCATTAACGAATTAAAGTTAGATGGAATAGAAGGTGTGATGTTTTATTGTTACTGGCCTGAAGAGTATAGAATTAAGATAGTTAATTTTGTTAAAGATAACAAAAATCTTTTTACTTGACAAAGACAGCAACTAACTGTATAATAGAAATATGACTAATCAAGAAATAGCACAACTACTAGATCAAGAATCCTATCGTATTTGGGATACTACCAAGGTTATTAAAAATCAGGACTATCATGATGGACTAGTCAAGGGGCTTAAAATGGCATCCAAGTTGGTGGCTAAACTATGAGTATAGACGAAATGGCATTGAGAGAAGAAATTGCAAGGGCTATTGAGGCTCTTCCAATAGAAGAGTCAGTAACCAACGCAGTTGGTATGAGAATGCTTGCAGCAAAGATTGCAAGAGGAGAAGATAATTATATGACAACTATGTTTGAAAGACAGGAGGACTTCGAATGATTGAAATTTTGTTTTTAATTCCAGCATCTATTATTGTTGGGTATTCACTATGCTACTTTATAATGACATATAAGGTTGATCAAGATTAAGCCTAGAGCATACATATTTGATGTAGACGGAACATTGGCCAATGTAGATCCTTATCTTCACCTTGTTCGTGGCTCCAATAGGGACTACAATGCTTTTCATGAGGCCTCTATCGATGCCCTGCCAAACTTTGAAGTAATTCAAATGGTGAACGAAGCCTTCTTTGATCAGATGCATATTCTTATTGTTACATCAAGGAAGGAGGTTTGGCGTGGACTAACTTCGCTTTGGCTTGCTAAAAATGATATTGGTCACCATGCACTTTATATGCGTAGCGATGAAGACAATAGGCCAGACTATGAAGTTAAAAAAGATATATTACTTAAGATTAAAAAACACTGGAATGTCCTGCATGCTGTAGATGATAACCCAAATGTTATAAGACTTTGGGAAGAGTACGGGATTTCTACAACCAAAATTGGGACATGGGATGGGGATAAATCCTAATATTTCAATATGTGGTATCATTAGTATATGAGTACATTTTTTTCTAAAGAGTTAACTGAACTTGGAATAAAGTTTGAGGAAGTGTCAAACGGGATACTTTCAATAGAAAACTTCATATCTAAAGAAGATATAGATAGTTTGTTTGATGTTATCAATAACACTACTGAAGAGCAGTGGGGACAAATTTATCTAAACAATTTAAAAGCATTTGCAAAACTTAAGCATGGAAGAGATGACATAGACAATCTTGTTGCAGAGGGTAAATTGCAAATTACTCAAAACTGGACAGATAAAAATCTTGCTATTTCAGATCATTATGTTACAAAAAAGATAGACGATAAAATAGTTAGCATTATTCAAATGGCAGATCCAAATTTAATAGTAAACGGCACTAACATATTACAAAGAATGTATGCTGGTGTTCAACTGTATGCTCATACGGACCAGGATACGGACCCATCCATTCAGTACGCTGCTATCCTATACCTAAATGATGACTATGTTGGTGGAGAATTGTTCTTTGATAAAATTAATGTAACACTAAAACCAAAACCAGGAACCCTGGTAATATTCCCAGGCTCAGAAGAGTTTCATCATGGTGTAAATTTTGTTAAAGATGGACCAATGAGATATGTTGTTGTTGGATTTATTAAGACAAAAGATTTTTACGAAAACAATAAGTACTAAATAAAAAATACACCTTGACTAGTTGTTTCGCATGTGATACAATTAAATAATGAGACAATGTACCTGTGGTAGATCAAAAATATATCCATATTGTGATGGCACTCACAATGATAAGATAGTCAAAAACCCTGCAGACGAAACAAAAGACAGTGTTGATTTAAAAAACACAGACAAGAATTGACAATGGTAATTCTTTTTGATATACTTAGTATATGACATACAATAAAGAGTTTGAAAAAATATCAAAAGATTTAAAGCGTTATATTATCAAAGAGCATATGAAAACATATTATCACTGGACAGTTGGAACACTATGTTTCATAATTGGAATGCTTCTTGGCATACTAGTATCATAAGGTCTAGCACCAGTAGCCAAGTTGGTTAAGGCCCCGAACTCATAATTCGGTTATTCGTAGGTTCAAGTCCTACCTGGTGTACTACACATCTGTAACTCAGTTGGTTAGAGTACCTGCCTTATATGCAGAGAGCCGAAGGTTCAAGTCCTTCCAGATGTACTAAGTCTTCATCGTCTAGTGGCCTAGGACTCTGCCCTTTCACGGCAGCAACACGGATTCGAATTCCGTTGGAGATACAATACCTCTGTAACTCAGCGGAAGAGTAGCGGACTTCTAATCCGTTTGTCGCAGGTTCGATTCCTGCCAGGGGTGCTTTACTTTGTAGGATGTTTTGGTTCGTATGGTGCTATCTTAGACTTTACTCGTCCATCTTTATATAGTCTAACAATCCAGCCATCTTTGATCTGAACAGGATTAAATGCTGATGCTTTTTTCTTTGGCATTATAGTGAGTGTCTTTCTGTTTGTACTTTTGTGTAATCTTTACCAAAATCAGCAAACAGAGACTTGTCTCTTTCACGATTAGCAATTCCTCTTGACCATGAATAGCCTGCGTCTCCACCCCATGCAAGCCACATTATGTATCCGTTAGATGGGTTTTCTGAGTTACCCCAGTCCTTGCCCTTCTTGTCTACTTCATGTCGTGAGAAGTATGAGTACATTCTCTTAACAGTACTTAGAGAGATTGATTCTCCTCTTGCTAACTGCCCTGCACGAGTCCAGCCAACTGCAGTTCCTGCACCATTAGCCTTTCCATCTTCTTTAAACTTAATTGCTCTACGAGCAGCAGATCTTGCTCCTGCTGGTGGAGAGTAACCTTCAGCCTTTGATACTGTGTCTGTATCGTATTCAACTGTGTCGTCATCTTCAAATAGATCATCTGCTTTTGCAGCAGGAACACAGTTAGGAACTGGACCTCCGTCTGCTCCTGGCTTCATTCCACGCTGTACATATCCATCCCAGCACGGTGCCTGCTTGTTGCTTTGATAGGTATTTGTTGGCATCATTGAATCATCTGTCTTGCCTATTTGTGCATCAAACATAGCCATTTCTGTTTCTGAATCCATTGTGTTTGTTTCCATTTCTACTTTTGTAGCGTCTTGATACATCATACCAATACTGTACGCTGTTGGCTCCCACTCACCATCTTCTTGTTCGTAAATTCTAACAGCCATTGCTGGGTTATCTGGTGGCATCGACTGGATTGCATACTCTGTTCCAGGAACTCCGTATACTCCGCCTTCTATCATAATGTGCTCTATAACACCATGCACAACCCCCTCAGAGGTTGATCCCATAACAAAGTCGCCTTCTTTTAACATATATCCAGTATACCATAATCTTATATAGTGTATAATGGTTGTATGAATATAATAAGACCTTTTGACAACGAAATTGTAGTAGTTGAAGACTTTTTAACACAGGCTGAAGCAGACTATGTTCTTGCTCTGGCCACAGAGGATCCAAAACTTTGGGATGGGTCCAACGATGGATCTGGTCTAAAAGAATGGTATGGCAATCAACTAAGAATTGACTCAATTAATCTAAAAGAAAAATATAAAGAATATAATGATTTTATGTATATGCTTCAGGATAGATCAAAGCCTATATTTTCTAGCGAGTATGGGATTTCTGAGTTCTACTATCTACCAATAAACTCTGTTTCTAGAAGAATAGGTCCAGGTCTTGGCGTTCACACAGATGAAATTCACCCAGATCACCCTCAATATAATCCATTAGAAAAAATAATAACTCATGGGTTTGTTGTTTATTTAAATGATGATTATGAAGGCGGAGAAATATTCTATCCTCAAAAGGGTTTATCTATTAAGCCAAAGCCTTTGTCTCTCGTAATGCATCCAGGCAATAAAGAATATGAGCATGGTGTTAATGAGGTTATGAAGACAACACGATATAGTCTTTCTTGGTGGACTAGATAGTTAAGTAATAAATACTACTGCTCATTAAGTCTGTTGTGTGTTCTTATTCTGTGGCAGTTGGCACAAACCACCTCACACTTTTCTATCTCTTTCTTAATAGCCTTCCATGAAAACCCATCGTGGATCATTCTAGATATGTTATATTTTTTGTCTCTTATGTGATCAAAGTCTAAAATTATATGGTTACCAACACCACAATCTACACAGCCAGAATCTTCTTTTATTTTAGCAAGCATCTTTTTATACTGCTGCTTATTATAATGGTCTAACTCTTTGTCAGTCATTAATCTAAGTATACCGCCAAATATTAAGCCCCACACAGGCAATTCACCTGACTTGCGCCACGGTCTCTATCCAATGGGTAACTAATCCATCACTAAGGTCCTGTGTGGGGACATTTATATTGTACTACTTAATTGCGATTGTTTTTGGCAGTTTGTCTTCTGGGATCTGCTTTTCAAGTCTGATATCTAAGATACCATCCTTAAACTCAGCCCCAACTACCTCAACAAACTCAGGAAGGGTAAAGATATCAGTAAACTTACGAGCAGCAATGCCCTTATGTAGATACTCCGCACCCTCTGGTAACTCAGCATCCTGCTTCTCGCCCTTGATTGTAAGTTTGCGATTGTCTAGCGACACTGAGACATCATCCTTAGAGAACCCAGCCAAGGCAAATGAAAGAATATACTCTGTATCATTTAGTTTGATTTGGTTATAAGGTGGATAGTTTGTTGTTGTTGTTACCTTCTGAAAATTTGAGAAGGTATTGAAAAATGGATCATTAAAAAGATCCAGTGCTGTTTTTACCATGTTATTCCCCTTTCAAGCGAATAAGTTAATTTACCCCCCATTTGGGCAGGTATTAATATTATAGCATAAGAAATGAGCAGTTTATAGACGACTGCTCAGGTCTATTAGCCACGAAGGTTCGACTCCTGCTAACTCTCTTCTCATAAGAGCATCCGTTGTAAAACCTTTTAAAGTCTTAGATCGGAATAGTATAAATTATACTATATTATTTTACTTGATTGGTTGTCTTGCCTCCGCCTGATGACTTCTTTGCAGGAGCCTTCTTAGCGGTCTTCTTTACTACCTTTGCAGACTTAACTGCTGCGTCTACCTCATCTACTGAAGGCATCTTTCCAAATGCCTTGTCATTAGGGTTGGCTGCTCTTAATACTACGGGCACAAGTGCTCCAAGTAGTGAGTATGCTAGTGTCTGCGGATCTGTAACTCCAGATGCATACATCGCTGTTGCTGCACCAAGGACTGAGCGTCCGTATGATGCAAGTGCTGCCTTGATCTGTGAGTTTGTTTCGTTATGGTGTGTCATTTTTTCCTCCTAGGATATTTGTTTCTTTGTTAGTAAAATAACTAACAAAACTTAGCGTGTGCTTTTTTTCTATATATTCGTTGGGTTCTGCTTCGTCCATTAAAATATTGTTTATATTTTTATTTTTTAATTCGTTTAATAATGCTTCAAACTCATCAAAGGTAAAGTGCTGAACATCACTTCTTGTATTTTTTTCTATCAGTGGTAAAAGTTCTTCTCTTGTTTTTCTTATTACTGGAGAAATATAGATCATTATTTTGCTTGAATCATTAGTGCTAAAATTGTTTTGCTTGTATGACTGGTATGGAATAATAACTTTATCGCCAGAAACCTTTTCCAGTAAAATAGGATTAGTAACAGACACATAAAAGTTTGGTGTTTCTCCAGCGGTATTTTTTAAAACCTTTAAATATTCTACCAAGTTCTCAGATCTTTCTAGGTTTGAAGAAAGGTCATTTACTTCACCTTGAATTCCACCCACCTGTTTGTCATATTCCGATATCCAACCAGTTATAAAATTAATTATGATTCTGTCTTTTGATATTTTTTGAAATGAATTGTTTATCATAGACAAATATTGTGGAGATATAACATGAGGTCTTATGGCAACCATATATTTTATTTTTTGATTTACATCTATTGCATTTGCTATTTTTACAAATTGATCATCACTATAAAACGAGTACACCAAAAGAACCCCATAAAAACCAGATTTTTCTAACTCTAAAGATATTTCTTTTATATCATAAGAATTTGATCTTTCAAACCAAAAAAAATTCATGGCTTACTTGCCTCAGAATAATGGAAATCGCAAAGGTCTGCGATTCTGCTCTCAGAATTTGCCCAAACTTTTGTGCTTTCATCTTGGCACAACTCTTCTTCACATATAAACATGTTAAGATTTTTAGTTGATTTAAGTACGATCATTACTCTATTCTATCATAGTCTTCTGGTATCAGTTTCTTTAGTTCTTTATATGCCCCAGAAATTTTCTTCATAGAGTGGTAGTGAGGATACGCAGAACCAACTGCGCCATACTCATCAAAGTATGATATTTCAGGCTCAATATCAGTAACAAACTCATTTATTCCTTCTTGAACTTCATCTATATACTGATATGCCCAGTCTCTAGAATCTGAAATAAATTTTAAGAATGCTTCAGATGAATAGTCGTCTTTTTTATTTTTTTCTTCAGATATTTCTATTAACTTTTCAGATACGATTGTTTTTTCTAGGTAAGCCTTTATAACTTCAAGCCTAAGTTCAGACAACTTTATGTTTAATCTAACATTGTTAAAAATTAACATAAAGAACAAAATAATAAAAATAGAAAATGAAATTAACTCTATCACAATTCTTCCCCACCCTCTCTAACCAACAAAACAATCGCACCATTATCCTCAAGTGCTTTTTTTGCACGAACCATATACTCTACAGCCTGTTTTCTTTCTTCTCCAGAAAGACTCATAAACTGCTTCTCACTTGCTTTTACAGTCAAGAAGTTGTCATTATCAACTATTTGAAGTTCAAATCCTTTTGGTCCCCTAAGTGATCGAAAGGCTCGTATCATTGAATCTGTATACATATTATTGCTCCGTTGTTAGTCTTTGCCAAGTATTTGCCCAGTCTGTTTTAGACTTATGTTTTGAAAACTCTTTAGATATTTGTCCACCTTCGAGATAAACTCCACCCCAGATACCCCACTCTTTTTGTGAAACACCAACAGCAAAACACATCTTAGACACTGGACACATAGAACAAAGTTTGTCTACTGCAGGTCTTAGAAGTTCATCATCTTCATACTTTTCAAAGAATATATTTGTGTCGTAATCTAAACACAAAGCATCATCTTTCCATTCGTGCTTTGGCATATTAACTCACAAACTTGTCTGGTATATCCCATCCATTCTTAGAAGGTACAAAGCGACGCTGCAGATGCCATTTACCATCCACGAATGCCCCTTGTGGGGCTGTTCTACCCTTCTCAGAAGGATAAGAATTAACTACTGTCCACCCATCCCATACCAAACCCTTGTTATTCTTAACAATTGTTTCCATTTGTTCTAATGACTTGATTTCCATTATGATCTCCTAGTACCTAAAAATGCCGTATTCGACATTATTTGTTTTTGCATCGTCAACAAGTTTTGACACCTGTTCTCTTTCCTTACTTAAAAAAGCAAAGTAGTTTATATCTAAAATATTTTCTGTAATCCACGAAGGTGGCACAGCCTTATACTTAATACTTTTACCACGAGCCTTAAGACCTCTCTCTGACAGATTAGCAAACTCCATAGCCATTAAGTTAATATTGGCTGGTCCTGCAGAATAGAGATAGAAGTACGGATCACCTTCTTTTAAAGAAGACATCGTAACGGCCATGGCTCTAAGAAAAACCTGGTAGTCATCAAAACTACTAGTTCCTTGAATCCCCACTATCATTTTTCTTCCCATCTCTAAGTTGATCCATTATAAACAGCATCTTATCTAATTGTACCTTATCCATAGCCATCGTGTCAACTAGGGTTGCGTTGGCCCCATCTATATCTGTACCGTGCATTTCTGCACAATAAAATGTACCATCCTTAACAAAATAGGCCTTGTTGTCAAAAATAACAACCTTTATGTTTGTTTTTTCTTCATGGTTGCTGGACTGTCTAACTATTTCTTTTTTATGTGGCATCATGTATGGTATTAATGGAGAAATGATTTCATGTATATGGCTTTGTCTATATACAAAATCATTCTTTTTAATGTTTGTTTTTTGGGAAGAAATTAGCCGTGTTGTTACGAACATGGCTATCATAGTTATTGCAGATCCAAGAAAATATTCCATAGTTCCTCCACAACAATTATACTACCTATCTAAACCAATAACACGCATGATCTCTTTTAGCGTGTACTGTTTATCTTTAGTTAGTTTTGCAACCTCTTCTTCATTCAATGCCTTTGGTGTAAGGCTTACCATTGGATTTTTTTCTGTCTCATCCATGTCTAAAAATCCTTCACTCCACAACGACATTGCTTCGTTAGAAAAATATCTTGATATTTCTTCGTGAAGTTGTGGATTTACTTCAATTAATTTTTCTGTAAAGTTGTACAATGGTTCCCCAGTTTCAATATCTATCCCTGCAACCTCCAAACATCCGTTAAGGATAAGCCTGTCTATTTCATCAAACTCATCCATTTTGCCATCCAGTCTGAAACTCAACTCTATTTTCCCAGAACCCTGGAACAATATACTTTTCTCCTGAGAGAACTGGCTTTGAAGCATGGAAGTAAGGCTTCCTTGATGGGAACACCATAATGCTTCCAGCAGTTGGCTTTATAAAAATACCTTGATCTTCAAATTCAATCTCACCACCAGTGTAGTCGTCATTTAAATAAAGAACAACAGAGATAGTTCTTGACTTATCGTCATCATAGGTGTCTGTATGTTTGCCCATCTCACCTCCAACAGAATATTTGCTTATTGATATTGGACATAGCAAACCAATACTAAGTCCAGTATGAAAAGACTCATAGTCTTTTGATGCATAGAGTATTGCATCAGTTATTTGCTTTTCTATGTCCCTACATTGGCTATATGCTTCATGATTTTTATCAAAAAGATGTTCTCTTATCATCTTTTGTTTTCCAAATACATATGTAGACTGATATGCTGCCCACTTGAACCATTTAGAAATTCCAGTTTTATCTGTTAATAGGTGATCTATTTTTTCTATATCCTCAACCAACTTTAAAGGATCTTGTATAACATTTTCATAATAGTATACATTTTTTTCTAAAATATTTTTTGTGATCACTTTCCAGAAATCTTTCTAGCCTTTGCAAGTGCTTGAAAATCTTTGATCTTTGTTTCCCCCATATAGCCCCAAGCATGACCATCATTAATCATCTTGTCATTGATAGACTCTGTATCTCCATCAAGGTATACCCAGCCAAGAATACGACCATACTTCTCCGAAGAGTCCATCTTCTCTGTCTTGATGACTACAGACTTAGCACTGTCAATAGCAGCCTTTAAATAAGCCTTTGCTTCCAGTCCTAAAGCCTTTTCAGCCTTGTCTGCTGTGCGAGACTCAGGCGTGTCGATACCAGCCAGTCTCACTCTAGAACTAAAAGAAATGTCAAACCCTAAATCAATATCTACATCGATGGTATCTCCATCAACGACCTTTGTTACTTTCTTTACATAATATTCAAACATTACTTTCTCCCCCATTGTATATAGTTCCATCCACGCTCATGTGCGTAGTAGATGAATATTTTAACTACCGTTTCCCAAAACGCAATCGTTACAGAAAGAGCAGTATTTCTTGTTATGACATAGGCAACAGCAACAGAGGAAAGTGTTCCCCATATGCGATAACTTAATGCCTTAACAAATGATCTTGTTTTGGTTACTTTCATTCTTTGCCCCACCCAACAGCATTCCAAATTCTTTCATGATAATAGTATGCCACAAAGTTAACCCCATTGGTTATTAGTGTAGCAATAGTAGCCAGACTAATATCTTCGCTCAAAGCATAAAGAGTTACAAACCCTGAAACCATTGCGACAACTCTCCATGTTAAAGACTTAACAAGTGATCTACTTTTCTTTACGCTCATCTTTGTCTCCAAACATTATTCGCTCTTCTGCTTCGTTCATTAAGCGACCAGACTCTTCTAAATAATTAAAGACCCAACTGCTTGCGTTTTTCAGTAGCCGAAATAGCATGAATGTCTGCCCCCAAATCTACTTGTTCAATCTTGTATCCTACATCTCTACCGTATACGATGTTAGTAATGTTAGGTAGTCTTAGTACTAATGCACCATCCATAAAGTCGTCCTTGGCAATATATTCTTTTACCTGATCAAACTTAAGTGGATCTTTCTCACTGGTATTATAGGTATTACGAACTCCCAGCAAAACCTGCTCTGTTCTCTTACCTGCCTCTTTGTAAAGGGCGTGGTGTCCTTCATGCCATGGCTGATATCTGCCCAGCATAAGGGTTGTAGGGGCTGTCCAATCGTGTAACTGGCAAGCAGCAATGATTAAATCAGCCTCTTCTTCTACTGTCATACCACAAGGGATTCGGACATCGCAGGACTCTGGATCTTCCCACATCTTGTTTGTATCTTCAAATCTTCCAGACTCAATTCTGTCTACCCAAACTAAAATATCTGGCTTGCCAAATGCTGCACGAGTCAAGTCTGTTGGGCATACAAAGTCAACAATTACTGGAGCAACACCTTGCTTAGAGATAAGGCGAGCCATATCTCCCATGCGCCGTGCCTGCTCAATTCTGTCTTCAGGGCTAAAGCCTAGGTCTGAGTTTACTGTTGCACGAACCTCATCTGCATTAAGATGAATAGCGTTAATTCTTTCTTTGAGTGCCTTGGCTAACTCTGTCTTGCCTGCACCTGGCAGACCTATAATCTGAATAATCATTTTTTTCCCATCTCTTCATTTATTTCTTTAATTAAATCATTAATTAAAATATTATCTTTTTCTTTTAACGGGCTATCTTTTCCAAACAAGTCCCACCTGTGAGTGTTGATCAGAACATCTGATACTCCATACTCTTCAAGTTCAAGAAGTTGTTTTTTTACGCTATCTCTTGTACCAATTGTTGACATATCTAGAAATCTAGAACTTTGTTTAAATAGGTACTCTTTGTAATCTTCAACTTCTTTTTCTGTTTCTAGTATAACAGGTGTAGCCATAACCATTATTTTTTTTATTCCTTTAAACCTGTCCATATTATTTTTGTAATCATCAATAACTGATAAAGAAGTTTCAGAAAACATTCTAGCAGTCTCTACTGTATACTCTGAAAAACCACTAAATACCATTTCTGGTTTTTTACTTATCACTGGCATTTCATTATATTGTTTAATAAAATTCCTTAAAAATGTTGTTCTTTTTACTATACTATCTAATGCTTCTGTGTCTCCATAGACATCCATCTGTGGTTTTTCTCCAGAGGTACTTTTTTCATCTCCAGCGATCCAGTTAAAAATTAACCTATCGGGCTCTATTTGATTAAAGGCCTCTGTTACCATGGCACAATATTGTGGGCTTATATGGTATGGCCTTAGAGCAATCATATATTTTAACTTTTGTCCTGGAACAAGTGCAGCAGCACTTTTTACAAGATAGTCTGGAGAGTCTGAATGAAATGTCAATAGAACCGATTCATACCCAAAAGACTCTAATTGAAAAGAAAGATCCCTCAAACCTTTAGCGTCTAAGGGATTTCCTCTAAACATGTAGTGAAACTTTAGCACTTATCTTAACTTTTCTCGTTCGTCAGTAACAGTAATTGCAAACTTCATCATCTTTTCATATCCGACTGAATCATCCATAATCTTATTGTAGTGATGACCACAAAATAACAGTTCTCCATTTAGCCCAACAACTTGAACTAAGGCTTCTGCTGCACATGAATCACATCTATCGATTGCCTTAAGCACCCATTCTTTGATTTCTTCAGGTGTTTCTATCATGGTATTCATAGTATACTGCCTATTTCTTTCTGTTATCAGTGGAATAAAATCCACTACCGTTGAAAACTGCTCCTACATTAGAGTATACACGAACCAAAGAAGTATTGCAAGTTTCACATGTATATCCAGGATCATTGTCCTTAATAGACCGTTCCTTTATATATCTTTGTGCACATGGCATACAATCATATTCGTACAAGGCCATGTTTATTTCTTCTTTGCTTTTACTGTCCAATAAGGTAGGTTTAGTTTGTCTCCACCCCACTCATAACCCAAAGCCTTTACTACAAACTTAATAATTTTAATTCTCATTACTTTACCTTCTTTCCAAACCTTGCCCACAGTCTTTCGTGTACAAAGTATCCTAATGCTTCAATAGCGATGTAAAGAATTGCACCAAGACTTGCGTACTCCCATTCACCAGTAAATATGTAAATGATTCCAGCAAGAACTACAAGGTGAAATGTTTCCCAACTAATTGTTTTAAGTGATGACCTCTTAGTTGATTCCATTATAGTGCCACACTGCCCTTTCCTCCGCCACCAGAAGACTTCTTTGCTGCTGGCTTTGGTGCTGCTTTCTTAACTGGTGCTGCAGTTGTTGCAGATGCAACTACCTTGTTTAGTAGTGGAGCATTCTCTTCACCAGTATAGACTGGACGGCCCCAACCAACTACAGCGTTAACTAACTTCTTCTTGTTATTCTTTACATATGCACGAGTTTTTTCTACGCACATTCCGCCATTGCGCTGATCTCCCTTTGCAGTTCCTGAAGTATTTCCCTCAATAACTTGGATTGTTCCATCTCCGTTGTTCTTAATGCAAAGACCAACATGTGAAATACGATTTACACCATCTTCTGGGAAATCAAAATAGATCCAATCTCCTGCTTGTGGATCATCGTTGCGAGCATCTGACCAACGCTCAGCCTTCTTGAACCAGTCTGCTGCTGCAACTGTTGATGCAGACTTAGGGAATGACTTTACTCCCGAAGTAAATGCACACCAAGAAACGAAGGACTGGCACCATGGCTGAAAATTAACCTTGATCCATGCACCGTACTTTGTTTCGTTATCTTTAGGGCCTTCAATTGTTCCCACTTCCTTCTTTGCAACCTCAATGATTGCTTCTAAACTACCTTTTGCTGCCATGATATTCCTCCTTGTAGGTATGACAATACAATTATATCACGCTGCCCCACCTGGCCTCGATCCAGGGACATCCGAATTAACAGTTCGGCACTCTACCAACTGAGTTATAGGGCAAGGTTAGGCAGTTTTAGTCATGCCTAGGACTTAAAACTACTTGCCGTTATATGGATATGATAGCATCTTTGGAAGAGATGATACATATTCTCCAAAGGTTTTGTATGTATTTTTAGAAACATACTTTGCTGCCGTAAGAACAGTTGCTCCAGAAGTTCCAGATGTCTCTACTGTTGTTCCGTGGTATCTTACAACTAGTGCTTCTGCTACACCAAGAATGTCAAGACCAGGACCACGATTTGTAGACTTTGCAAAAATGTGAGACTTTGTTGTAGTGTCAAACCATGATGCTCCAACTCCAATTACACCAGAGACACATGACGGATATCCAACTACATTCAATGAGCCATCATTTCCAGTTGCTGCAAATGTTGGAATATTTTTTGAATTAAGATAAGACACTGCTGTCAAAACAACAGAGTCTGTTGTGCATTCGGTTAGATTGTTTTTAGATATAGAGGATAAACTAACTGAAACTGCATCGATGCTATATTTTTCAGCGTTCTTTGATACCCAGTCAATTGCTGATCGCAAAGACTTAGTATCTTGAAGAGTATTACCAGAACTTGTAACATTGGCAACTCTAACAAAGACGATCTTGATGCTTGGGTCTACTGTAAGTGCAGCCTGAGTCATGTTGTGACCATGATAAATAGAATTAATAATTGACGAAGGCCATACATTTGAATTTGCAGACCCCTTGCCTTCCATAAAGTTTGTTTTATTTGGACATGAAAGATTAGTTGTGAAACATGCTTCATAGATTACTGAAGGAATCTTCTTGTAATCGACTGCTGAATCAATGATTGCTAAAACCTTTTGATCTTGTGCTTGTGCTGGTGCGATTGCTGTAAATGCAATTGCAACTGATAGTAGTGCTAGTAGTACTTTTTTCATTTTATTCCTTTTCTATTTATGAGATCATCAGTCTTACGACATGACAACACGGGTCACCACCTTGGTCCCACTCCTCAATTTCTTCTACACCCATATACTCGTATCCGCCATCATGAGTATTGCAGTATGGTGGAGTTACCCATCCTCTTTCAATACCATTTTCAAGCCATATACCGAACTCTTGTTCTTCAGGTGACAAATCATCATGTGTGTGATTCATATATTAAGTACACCCCTAAGCGCTTATGATGTCAACTGGTCCCATGCACGATGGGTTAAATTTAATTGCTGCAGATACTGCCTGATTAACTCTATTCCTTGCATTTTTTTGCTTGTCTGTTGCATATAAAACACCATAGGCATACTCTGATCCAGAGCCAATAGAAACATATGGTAATGAATACTTGGATAAAGACATATCTCCAGAACTATGCTCATAGATTTCTCCACGAATACCAATGATCAAACTAAGTTCGCCATCTTTAGATGTGTCAATCCAGAACTCGTTATAAAATTCACGAAGTTCCTTAATGAACTTGGTGTGCATATATTTATCTGTGTCTTTAATGTTGGGTGCTGATGGTCTAAAGTTGTGTCTAATTCTGTCACCATCCATTGATCCAGCGTATCCAATTAAGTAAGGTCCAACCTTCCAAACCTTTGGTGATTCAAGTGAAAGAATAACACCATCATCTGATGCTCCACGATCTCCAGCCATATAAATTTTATCTTCATGGCGTAAAGCAACAATACAGGTCATGACAAAGCCCTCTCCAGATAGGTGATACTTAAGTATACCATTGCCCAGAGAGGGCTGTCAACTACCGTCAATAATGACTAATTAGCCTTTTTGTCTACCGTCTTAAACGCATCATTGATCTCTGCCAATGTGAGTTTTCCATCGTCCAAAAAAGCCCTTGCCAGTCTTTCAATGACTGTTGCTACGCCTAATAGTCCTGCTAAGAATACTGCCTGCATTGTGTCAATTCCAACCACTGCTCCAGCACCAAGTACTGATAGACCAGATGCTGCAAAGACTGCTAGGATTCTCATTAAAATATTAGTGATTGCCTTTTGTGGGTGCTCCTTCTTAGGAGGCTCTACTACCTTTTTAGTTGCCATATTTAGTCCTCCTTTCTTAGCGGGATTGTGATTAGCCAGATGATTGTGGTTGCAAGTACTGCAATACCAACAATGTCTCTTGCTGATCCCGTCAAAGTTAGCCACGCTATGAAGAAGCCAAGGAGGGTAAAGGCTTGTGCGATTATCTCCACCCCTGCATCTTTTAGCCATGTGAAGAATCCCTTCACAACCTTTGTTATTATTTTCATATTACCTCCTCATCCCAATCATTACATTTGCAATCTGTGAAACAATGATTACTGGGATAATGACTTCCTGGGCTTTTTCTCTCTGATCATCTGTCATGTCCATACCTAATTCAGAGAAATTAGATAGGAGTTCTGCTACATCCACTTCAAATACTGCACCAAGTGGATCCTCAAGAAATGCCTCTGTTTGTACTTCTGTTACTGCATCTGCTAATGTAAATGGCATTGGTGTATCCCCTGCTGATTCTGCTCTATCTGTAAACTCAACGAATGCTTCTGCCAGTGCTGGGTTAGACTTCATCTGCTCAGCAATCTGTGCAACTTCTGACGGCTTAATACCAAGGTCTTCTGCAACTTCTACTTTTGCTTCTTGCGTCAATGCTTTGAGTGTTTGGCTAACTGCTGTAACTTGTTCAGGGGAAAGAGTAACTAACTTATTATCCTTGCTTGTAAGGTTAGCAATAACTCCAGATAAATCTTCTGATGTACCAGTTCCCTTTTCAGGAATGAGGGCTGCCAATACTTCATCTTTGATTTCTGCATCTGGTTCAGTCCAAGGATTATCTTCTGGCTCTGGATCTGGTCCAGGTTCTGGAGAAGGCTCTGGTGTAGGTTCTTCAGTAGGCTCTACAACTGGCTCCTCAGTTGGTTCTGGATCTGGTGTAACCTCTGGGGTAGGTTCAGGTGTAGGCTCGTCTGTAGGGTCTACTGTAGGCTCTGGGGTTGGCTCTGGTGTAGGTTCTTCAGTCGGTTCATCTGTTGGGTCTGGGGATGGCTCTGGTGTAGGTTCTTCAGTCGGTTCTGGAGAAGGTTCTGGTGTGGGTTCTGGGGTAGGCTGATTGGCTGCAGCATTTGCTGCTGCTTGAGCAATAGCAGCATTAAGTTCTCTTTCTGCCTGATCATAATAATATTCCCAAGCATCACTAATAGCATTATTTAAGTCAAGGATTGACTGATTGTATATTTCTATTCTGCTATTCTTCAACTCTAAAGCATCTTCTGTATCTTCAACGGCATCAAGATGTTCCTGTGTCTTAGTTTGCAAAACCTGATTCATTGATGACAGTGTTGCATTCTCAGAGTTGTATACGCTTAGTTTGTCATTGTATACTGCCAATTTATTGTTATAGTTTGTTTGTGCTATAGCCTGTGCTGCAACAGCATCATTGTAAGCATTTATTTGTGATTGAGTTGGTCCTGATCCAGAAGAAAATGTATTAAGATTACAACTAAAATTTTGTCCCCAGACTCTTGGATTTCCAGCATAATCACATCCTGCTCCAGTCCATCCACCAGGTATAGCCCAGCCAAGATGATAGGAACCTGGCCCTCCACCGTTATACCACCAGATTTCTACATTAAAAGTCTTATCTGTTGTAACATCATAGGTTGGTGAATATGGGCTCCACTCTGTTCCCTGCTCTTGCCAATTATCAATAGCAAGTTGTCCGTCAATATACATCTTGAATCCATCATCTGTGTAACCTGCAAATTTTGTTGATGTGAACCATTCTGGAACTGTTATCTGTCCAGTAAATTTAACTA